CCGTTTCTGGTAGCGGTGTGTTCACGGACGCAACTTCTGAGCAACAGTTAAGAACTAATTTTGGTGGAGCGACATTGTCGTCTATGAGCTTTGTTATTCCAGACCTTGGAACTTATGCGGGCAGCTTCCAAATTACGAGTCTTGAATATGCAGGTGAGTTCAACGGCGAAGCGACATATTCGATAACAGCGGAAAGCTCTGGAGCAATCACGTTTACCGCTGCATAAAGGAGCTAGCAAATGCCCTGGAAAGAAGTAACGATCAAGTCTGATAAAAAAGAATTCCCAGCAATGCAGAGGGGAAATGAAGTCCATTTTCCCAATGTAATGAAGGAAAGCTCCCAGCTCGTGATTGATGGCAAAAGCCAAAAGGTCGAAAGCTGGGCTATCGACGACCGCGATGACGTGGTCAATGTAATGCTGGCAGATGCTGGCACTAAGGAGAAGTCAGATGACAAACCCACTGAGGGGTCAGTTTGAGGTAGAGCTTGGCGGTGAGTCTTACAACACTAGGCTAACCATTGATGCTTGCATCAAGGTAGAGTCCGAAATTGGAATGTCTTTGTTGAAGCTCACACAGAAGATTGCAGACAGTGACGTCAGGATTGATGAGGTCATTGTGATTCTTACTCACGCATTACGGGGCGGGGGCAATAAAGTTGAGCACAAGGATGTCAAGAAGATCGTCCAGAATGCGGGATTGACGCAGGGCATCATGGCCGTTGCAAACATCCTGACCGCCACCTTGTCTGATCCAGACCCTGACGAAGATCAAATAAAAAAGGAGGAGGCGGCAGCTTAGAAGAAATCCCGTGGCAGCGATACCACGAAATCTGTGTCGGGATGATAGGCATCAGCCCTATGGAGTTCTGGGAACTGTCGCCGACAGAGGTTTATTCAGCCATCAAAGGGTGGAGCGAATTCAATACATCTGAGCCCAAAGAGGGGCCAATGACGCGGGATGAATTAACGGAGCTTATGGAGCTTTACCCCGACTGAAATGGCTACAACAATAGACGAACTTATTGTCCGCATAAAAGCGGACACAGCAGAGCTTGAAAGAGCCCTGCCGAAGATAAAAAAACCTCTTAATGAGGCGGAAGGATCAACTAAAAGACTCGCCGCTTCATTTGGCGGTGTAAAAGCTGCGGCACTCACTGCGGTCGCGGCCGTTGCGTCAATATCAGTAGCAACTAAAAAAATCGTTGACGTTGGGATGGCGTTTGAAGATTTGCAAACGTCTCTGAATGCGGTTTTCGGTAGTGTGACAGCCGGACAACAAGCGTTTGACGATATAAAATCGTTTGCTCAAGAAACTCCCTTCCAGCTTGAAACGGCAACTCAGGCGTTCATCAATCTTAAAGCTTCCGGGATTGAGCCGAACATTGATCAATTAAAAACCTTTGCTAATGTCGCTTCAGTCGCCACGGACTCTGTGGGTGCATTTGAGGCGCTTGTTAGGGTCACGCAAAGAGCATCTCAGGGGGCGGTTCAATTAGAAGAGTTGAACATATTGGCAGACCGTGGGATTCCGGTTTTTACTGCCCTTGAAAGACAGCTTGGACTAACAAGGGATCAAGTGACCAAGTTTGGTTCAACATCTGATGGTGCTGCAAAAATCATGAGCGCTCTGACGGTTGGTCTTCAAGAGATTACCGGTGACGCGATGGCACAAAAGATGGAAAATTTAAGTGTCAAAACATCCAACTTAGAGATCGCCTTAAAAGAAGCAGCGTTCGCGATATATGAAGAGGGCGGGCTTGGTAAGGCATTCAAAAAGTTTACGGACGACGCTATTCAAGATGTCAACACTCTTACAATAAAACTAAAAAGCCTCTTTACCGGAGCGCCAGAAGAGTTTTTCACAGCCGAGACCAATGAAGAAAGAATAAAAATCTTAGATAAAGAATCTCAAAGAATTCGAGCAATTGTTAAAGCGAGGGGCGGCAGTACTGGGGCAGGGATGCACAATTTCGCTAATAACCCATTCGGCACGATCATTGGCTTATTCACAAGTGGTCAGTCTGGCGGGGATATAGCCCAGATGGAAGCGAGAGCGTTGTCTCTGGAAAACTTAGCAGCGTCTTTGCGCGATACGATGAAGATCGAAAAAGATAGGGCAGCAGCGGCAGCGGCACAGGCAACAGAAGATGCTGAAAATACTAAAGTCCTGCGAGATCGCCAGTTATTAGAAAACGAGCTGTCAAAACTTTTAGAAAAAAACGCAGATAAGGGGAAGATACTTCAAGAGCAAATAGCTAAGGTAAATGACGAGATTAGTCTTATTCTCGGAGGCGGGGAATCTAAATTCACAGAGGCGCAACTCTCTGAGCTGTTGGACGTTCTGCAAGGAAAGCTTGACGATTTGAACAAAAAATCAGGTGAAGTTGCAGCGACATTTGCAGAAACGATGGCCCCGGCAATCGCGCAGACAGTCAACGCATTTACAACAGATTTCGTCAATGCGCTGATGGAAGGAGCAAGCGCCTTGGACACATTCAAGGACCTAGCGAAAAATATTGTGTCACAAATCATCTCTACGTTTTTGCAGATGGCGGTCATCAATAAAATCCTCAATGCTATCTTTGGCAAATCAGGATTCAACGTTTCTGGATATTCCCCGCTGCCAGAACTGGCGTCAGGCGGATCAGTCAGTAGCAGCCGCCCAGTCTTGGTCGGAGAGCGCGGGCCAGAATTGTTCATCCCTCACAGCGCCGGAAGCATTAAGAACGCACAGAATACAAGGGGAATGATGAGCGGGGGTGGTGTAGTAATAAATCAGAGCATCAATTTATCTACGGGCGTACAAGCAACGGTTAGATCAGAGGTGATGCAAATGCTACCTATGATTAACGACGTCACCAAAGCTGGCGTTTTAGAAGCGGCGTCTCGTGGTGGCAAATACAGAAGGGGGTTATTAGGTGGTTAAAACTGTCACAATGCCTAGTTCGCCAAACTTTAGGCGCAGCACATTTACTCTAAATCGTGCGATAGGTGCGACCAGGTCTCCCTTTACGGGCAAGACCAGAACGCAAGAGTTTGATTTCGCGGCATGGTCGGCAGATGTAACCTTACCGCCAATGAATCGCGTTACAGCTTCCGCCTGGCAATCGTTCCTTTTAGAGCTGAAAGGCACAGCCAATATGTTTTTGTTTAACGATCCCGACGCGAAGACGCCCAGGGGGACCTATAACACTGACAACCTGGCCAGTGATATCAGAGTCAACAGCGGATCTCAGGTGACGTCAGTCACACTATCTTTCTCTGGCAGTACGATCACAGCCGGGACAGCAATTTTTGACGGCTTGGTGGCTGGTGATTTCGTATTTGTCGACGGGGCAACGAACGGAGACAACAACGGCACCCACAAGATCGCAACAAAAACCAGCGACACAGTCATCGTCACGACGTCTGTTTTGACTACAGAGTCCAGCACGGCGTCCTGTACCGTAAAACAAAACGTCAAGGGCGCGGAGGCATTGAGCTTGGACGCATCCACCAACACGGGGACGGGGACGATATTGCAAGGGGATTATTTAGCAATCTATGACGGGACAAGTCTAAGCACAAACAATCCGGTTCAGCTTGTTATGGTTACTGAAAACGCGACCCTGACGACGCAGTCTGGATCACCTGATCATTATTCTCTGGCCATACAGCCCAAACTGAGGACGGACTTTACCAATAATTTCGTCGCGGGGTTCAGTGCGAGTTTCAATAAATCACGATTCAGATTGTCCGAGAATCCCGTGGAATGGTCCGCGAACGAGACGTCTGTTTATTCCGGCATCTCGTTTTCGTGCACTGAGGTCATCTAATGGCAACGCGCCCAGGGATTGATACGTCGATATTGCAGAGATTGGATGACACCCATGTCTTCGTGTTTTTCGCCGTAAAAGCAGAATTCGACACCTCGACCATAGCAGTGCATTCGTCTATAGGAGATTTGACTATCGGCGGCGTCACGTATGAAGGTGCGGGAACTCTTCTTAATGTGACTGAGACAACAGAGGACTCAGATCTAAAAAGTGATGGAATCACTATCAGTCTATCTGGCATGACGCCAGAGGTCCTCAGTTACGCCCTCACAGAGCATTATCAGAATAGACCGCTCACAGTCCTTCAAGGTTTTCTGGATGGTGGTGGTTCCAGGGTCACTGGTACGATGACAATCTTCAAGGGCAGAATGCAAAATATATCTCTCTCCGATGATCCAGATGGCACGTCTACTGTGGTTGTGAACGCCGAAAATAGATTGATAGATCTCAGAAGACCATCGAATCTGCGATATACAAAAGAGAGCCAGGAGTCTATCTCCAGCGGTGACACTGGATTCAACAGAATGCAGTCGTTATTAGAAAAGAAAATTGTTTGGGGCCATAAAGACCAATCAGATTCCTTGGCAGATATAGTCATTGATGAAAACAGTGAAGGCGGTGGATCTGGAGCCGCATATCAACAAAGATGATTAAGTTACCAGATTGGCAGATACATCTTCATAGCTATCTCAAAGAGAATAGAGAGCGTGATTTCAAGTGGGGTGATTGGGATTGTTGTGTCTTCGCTGATGGCGCTATTCACTCTATCTCTGGCGTTCATGTCATACCCGAAGAGCTGACATGGACTAACGAAAGCGACGCAATGGAATCCATACAAAAATATGGTCGCACGTTTGCAAACGCTATCAAGAAAGCGGCCAGAGCGTCTGGTCTGGAGCCGATTGACAACGCGCAAATCACCGCTGGGGATCTCTGTGTTTATATGAACGACAATGAGGAAGTCTGCGGCATATGTGATGGCTATGCACTCGTGAGCCCAGCAGAGCAAGGTTATGCGTTTAATAGGTGCGACACCGTCCGCATAGCTTGGAGAGTGCCGAATGGCTAAAGCAATCAAAGCAGCATTGATCGCCACAGCGGTCGTCGTCGCTATAGTTTATGTCGCGCCTCTAATACTCAACGCCATTCCCGGAAAACTAGCAGCCGCAGCCGCTGGAGCAATTAGCGAAATCGGCCTCGCGAAAATGGCGGCCTACACCTTTGTTTCTACGTTGGCGGCAGCGGGCGTCGGTATGCTCACTAATAAGGGCATGGCAGGAAACGCTTCTAACTACGGCGTAAAAACATCCGTTCGCCAGCCGGTGGCACCTCGTCAAATTATTTACGGACAAACCAGGGTCGGCGGGGTTATCGCACACATAGAGGTTACGGGTTCAGACAATCAGTTTCTTAGCATGATCATTGTCATATCTGGTCATCCAATAGAAGGGCTTGTGAATGTCCGTTTTGGCGATACCACATTGACTACCGCCAGCAGCACGGTAAGCGGCGAAACCACCTTCCGAGTTACTAATTCCGAGTTCGTTAATACAGACAACGCCGACAACTTTGGCAGTGGGTCACTCGCGAGATTTACGTTCCACGACGGCACACAAACCGCACACGACGGACTGGCCAGAGCAAGACTTGGATCTACGTCGATACCGGACACCCACAAATATATTAATTGCGCCTATGTATATTTGGAGCTAGTGCACGATTCCGAGAAAAATAACGCTTTGCCTGGGGTCAGTTTCGAGGTTAAGGGTAAGAATATATATGACCCGCGCACAGGCGCGAACGCGACCACGGATCTCCAGCGTAGTAACCCAGCGTTACAAATCCGCGATTACTTGATGGACACCACCTATGGCATCAACGCCACGTCTGATGAGATAAATGACACGACCAACGCGGGTGGTTTTGCATCTGCAGCGAACACCTGTGACCAGACAGTCACACTGGCAGACGGGTCATCGACAGAGAGACGATATACCTCGAACGGTTTTACAACAATGGATGCCGCCGGGGGCTCTGTCATTGAAGGGATAACGTCCTCTATGGGTGGGCGATTGACGTACACAAACGGAAAATTCAACCTATTTGCGGGGGCCGCACAAACACCGTCCCTCACGATAACCGACGAAGACTTGCTTGCTCCAGTAAGTGTTGCCACTAAATCAAGATCTGGAGATATGCACAACGCGGTCAAAGCCATCTATGTGGATTCCGCGCAGAATTACACAGCGAATGAAAGCCCAGTCTTAGAAGATACGACCATGCTTTCCCAGGACACTCCGTCTGGATCGTCATCAAACAATTTTAAAAAGACGCTTGAGGTCAATCTGCCGTGGACTAACACGACGACGATGGCTCAACGCCTCGCAAAGATACAACTCAAATATCAAAGACAAACAATGATTGTCACATGTCGGGTTGGCATGGAGTTTTTCCGCTTGCAGCCTAATGACTTTGTTCGCATGACCAACGAAAGACTGAGTTTCACGAATAAGCTTTTTGAGGTCCAAGATCTCGCAATGTCTATTAACTCAAATGATGACGGCGCATTAGTCGCCGCTGTTGACCTAACACTGAGAGAGATTGCTGACAGCGTTTGGGATTTCGCTAGCAATGAATATTCTGCGGCGATTGGAGAAGGATCGGCGATTGACACTGGCGATTTCTCTGTCAACGCCCCGACAATAGGCACATTGACGCAGAGAGCCACCATCCAGGGGCCACACACAATCATAGATATCATCGTGCCGTGGACTAACCGCCAAACTGATTCGGTTCAAGGCACAGAAATCCAATATAAACTAAGCACCGAGAGCGACTATGCAGTGGCGACAGTAGCTGGAAAAGGACAGACAAAAGGCGTCATCCAGAACGTGGTTGTCGGTGCGACCTACAACGTCAAGGTTCGTCACTTCAGTTTCGACAATGTTTACTCGGCGTTATCATCGCAAGCCAATATCACAATAGCTGAATCAGATACGTTAGCGCAGCCATCCAGCGTAAGCGCCACCACTGGGAAACCGTTCTTCATAGAGTTGAAATGGACCAACCCAGCAAACACAAACCTTCGCGCTGTAGAGGTACACGCCAGCACAACAAGCGGATTCACGCCCAGCACCGGGACGCTTGTTAACAGCTACTACGGAGATGTCGG